AATCGCCTTTGACAGCACGACCCCAGCCGTCGACATCATCGGCGTCGGCAACTGGGGCTCCGTTGTGTCGCAGCACGTGGGGAACATCTACGGGTGGGATCCGCTTTCGGTGCTGAAGAACAACATCGTTCCCGACCTCGATATCATCAATCTGACGATTAACGATAGCAACAACAACACCGGCCTCGCCGCCTACCAGACCAACATGCAGACCCTGATTACCGGGGTGCACGCGGCCGGTGACGTAGTTCTCATGGCGGGCGCGCCGAGCAACACGACGCAAGCGACGAACGGCACGCTCGACCAGTACATCGGGGCGCTCGCCAGTCTGGCAAGCAGTAATGCCGTCCCGCTGCTGAACTTGAAGCAGCGTTGGCAGAGTTACGCGGCCATGAACCCAGTCTTTCCCTATTACGACAGCGTGCATCCCGGTGTGCTTGGCTACCAAGACATAGCGCAGTCAATGGCCGAGGTGATTGCCCGACCGTAATCGACGTACCTCCAGAGACGGCTCGCGGAAGAACGAAAGGACACTCAATGCGGTTGTACGCGCCGATCGCCAAGGTCGATGGCGAACAGCGGATGGTTTGGGGCTACGCCTCGACCGAAGCGCAGGACGAACAGGGCGAGGTCGTGACGCGAGACGCGCTTGCGGCGGCGCTCGACGAGTATATGCGGTTCGCAAATATCCGCGAGATGCACCAGATGTCTGCTGTCGGCGTCGCCACCGAAGCAGCGATCGACGACAGGGGCCTCTATCTTGCGGCGCGGATCAGCGACGAACGGGCCTGGGTGAAGGTACGCGAGGGGGTCTACAAGGGCTTTTCGATCGGCGGCCGCGTGAAGCAGCGCGATCCGGCGAACCGCAACGTGATTTCGTCCCTTTCGCTGAGTGAGATCAGCCTCGTCGATCGGCCCGCCAACCCGGAGGCGGTGTTCGATTGCTGGAAAGCGGAACCGGCGTTTGGCTCTTCAATCCTCCGCCAAGAGCCGTTGCAGGTATGGGCATGCGGTGTTCCCGAGCACGCGCATATTGCGAAAGCCGAGGCGACCCGCTGCATCGAGGCGCAGCGCTCGCCGGATATCAACTCGCCGATTGAGGGCGCGCGGGGTGATGCCCCAAACGCCAACATCGCGCTCTCCAAACTTGCTGACCTGCCTGCTGCCGAGGCCCGTTCGTATGCCGACCCGGGCTATCAACCCGATCGCGGCAAGCGTTATCCGCTGGACAGCGAGGCGCATATTCGCGCGGCCTGGGCGTATATCCACAAGCCTCGAAACGCCGCCAAATACACCCCGGATCAGGTCGATGCGATCAAAGCCCGGATAGTCGCGGCTTGGAAGGAAAAGATCGACCGTGCCGGACCCCCTTTGGCCGAGCGCAACCCGGCGAGCACCGCAAGCGCGGATGCGGTTCGCAAGGGCCTCGACGATGTCGGGCTTCTGGCGGGCCTGATCCTGCAGCTGGACTGGCTGCAGGAACAGCTTGCGTTGGAAGCCGCCATGGAGGGGGACGCCTCGCCGCAACCGGCGCGGCTCAGCGCGATCGTCGCGGAGCTTTGTGTCTCGCTGAACGAGCTTGTCGCCGAAGAGACCGCGGCGCTTCTGCAACGCGACCGAGACCCGAACTTGGCGGCGATGGCGGAGAGCATCGTCCTTGCTTCGGGCGCGTCCGGTCCGGCACTGGCGGCAAAGCTTCACCAGATCCGTCATCCGCGATTGGCGTTATTGGGAGAGCAACTGGCAAAGATCGGGCTCTCGCACTCCGACGAAGCGCTGGCAAAGGCGCTCGCCGAGAACGAGGCGTTGCTGAAGGCGATCGGCGATATGGCGCCGCGGCTTGAGCGTTTGGCGCAGCGCGTCGAAGAGATCGCGCAAACCGCGCTGCCGCCACTGACAATGGCGCGTGGCGTGTCCGCTATCGCGAAACGAGACGATCGTGGCGACAGTCCCGGTCCGCCGGAGAATGTGGTCGCGGCGCTATCGCGAATGAGCGATGACGAACGGACAATGGCGCTGATAAAGGCCGCCTACGCCCGCCCGATCCGGCCGTCCCCGGTTGCGTTTGGTGCTGGCGGCCGCGGGGCCAGCGCCGACCCCTGACCTTGGTCTTTGAAATCCGACAAAGCCCGGTTCGCACCGGGCTTTTTTTATGCCTTCGCGGAGGACACCCGATGAATCCGACCCATGACACCTTGAACCTCGTCCAGAGCGCCTTGCGCTCGCCGGACGAGACGATCGCAAAATCGATCTCGACCGCGACCGGTCTCGTCGCCTACGACCTGCAGGCTCCGGCAAAGAATCTGTACCCGTTCGTCACGCCGATCCGCAACGTGATCCCGCGAGTTGGCGGGGGCACCGGCACGGCGACCAATTGGCGACAGGTCACGGCACTGATCGGTTCGGGCTTCGACGCCATGGGCTGGGTCCCGGAAGGGCAGCGCTCCGGGCAGATGTCGTATGCGACGGCAACCAAATCGGCCAGCTACGTGACGATCGGAGAGGAGGACGCCGCAACTTACGAAGCGATCAGCGCCGGCCGCTATTTCGAAGATATCCAGTCGCGGATGACGTTCCGGCTCCTGCAGAAGATGATGCTCAAGGAGGAGATGGCGATCCTCGCCGGGAACGCCTCGCTCCAGCTCGGGATTCCCGCCACCCCCGTGTTGTCGGCCTCCGGTAGCGGCGCAACCCTGCCGAGCGCCAGCTATTCGGTGGTTGTCGTCGGCCTGACCCTCGAAGGCTACCAGAACTCCAGCCTCTCGGCCGGGATCGCGACGACCAAGACAATCACCGGCGCCGACGGGAAGAGCTTCACGCTCGCGGGCGGCTCGTCGAACCGCAGCGCCAACGCCGTCCAGGCAGTCATGGTCGGACAAGCCTTGTTTGCCAGCGTGACCCCACTGTCGGGCGCGGTGGCCTATGCCTGGTTTGTCGGCCCAGCGGGATCGGAAACGCTGCAGGCGATCACCACGATCAACAGCTTGACCTTCTCGGCCCCGCTCTCCACGAGCGGTCAGCCGATCGCGGCCGTGACGGCAGACAATTCCGCCAATCCCGGTTACGCCTTCGACGGCCTCCTCACGACCGCGTTGAAGCCGGGCTCCAATGCCTATGTCGCGACGATGGCGACCGGCACGGCGGGAACCGGTACGCCGCTTACCGCATCGGGACGTGGCTCGGTGCTCGAGATCGATGCGATGTTCGAGCGGATGTGGGACCTTTATGAGCTCTCGCCGACCGTGCTTTACGTCAATTCGCAAGAGCTGAAGAACATCACAAACAAGGTCCTGTCTAGCGCGTCCGGTCCCCTGGTGCGCTACGACGTCAGCGGTGACGGTACGGCACTCGATTTCGCCGCCTCCGTCACGGTCTCGTACTACTACAACCCGTTCGCGACCAATGGCGGGCTGCGCATTCCGATTCGCATCCACCCGAGGGTGCCGCCCGGCACTATCCTGGGCTGGGCCGAAAACCTGCCCGTCCAGTACCAGTCCAACGAAGTCCCGAACGTCGCCGAAATCAAGACCCGGCAGGACTATTACCAGATCGACTGGCCGGTCGTCACACGGCAGCGCCAAGTCGGGGTCTATGCCGAGGAAGTGCTGGCGGTCTACGCGCCGTTTGCGCTCGGGGTGATTACGAACATCGCGAACGGGTAAGCCGCGCTGGCGAGCGGCCCGGCGCCGCATGATTGCGGCGCCGGGCAGGAAACGAGCCGAACCACCACCGGAGGACGAGCCGATGCCGAAAAACACACAACCCACAATGCCGGAAGGCATGGTCAGGCTGCGCCACGACACGGCGCGGTCATGCACTCATGACGGACGTCTATACGAAGCGGACGAGCGGGGCGAATTCCTGGTGCCGGCCGAGGCTGCCGCCGAGCTCGGTCCGCACGGCTTTGTTCCGGTCTCCGCCGCAGGTCGTGCGTCTCCATCCGTCTCGCGCAGCCCGAGCGCGGCGGAGACCAAGGAAAGCTAGCGCGATGGCCTTTGGCGATCTGACGACCTTGGCCGACGTCAAGGCCTGGCTGCAGACCGGAGCAAATCCATACCCGTCGACGGACGATCTGTTGCTGACGCGGCTGATCGGCGCGGCGAGCGGATTCATCCAGAGCTGGCTCGGTCGCCAGATCGCTTCCGGCGACTGGTTCGAGCAGCGCAACGGCGCTGGCGGCCGCGCCCTTGCCTTCGCCAATGTGCCGGTCACGCAGGTCTTGTCGGTGACCATCGACGGACTCGTCATTCCGCCGGTGCCGATCGATGGCGGTTTCGGTGCGGGCTATCTCTTCACTCCGACCGAACTGGTGCTGCGCGGCTATGTCTTCACCAGAGGTGTCGGAAATATTCAGCTGATTTATACCGCCGGCTTTGCGCTGCCACCGCCCGAAATTGCCCAGGCCTGCATCGAGCTGGTCGCGCAACGGTACAAGGAGCGCAGCCGCGTTGGCGAGGTTTCGAAAGCGCTCGGCGGCGGCGAGACCGTCAGCTTTTCGCAGAAGGACATGAGCGACGACGTGAAGACGATTCTGCAGCAATACCGCGCCGTCGCGCCGGTCTTCGGCATGGCCCGTCGGCCGGCGCAGACCGCGACCAACCCGTCAATACTGGCAGGTGCGTTATGATCAACGCTGCTGTCGTCGGGGAAGGGGCGCTGATTTCGCGGCTTGGCGCGATGCCGAGAGCGATCCGCGAGCGGGTCGAAGGGGCGGTCGGCGCGCTGGCGCAGGACTTGCGCGCGCTCATCCAGCGCAAGCTGTCCGGCGAGGTGCTGCAGCGCCGGAGCGGTACGTTGTCGGGCAGCATCGAGGTCGAGCTCGTGCCGCAGCGCGACCAGGTTGCCGCCACGGTCGCAACCGGCGTCCCCTATGCCGGGATTCACGAGTATGGCGGCACAATCCCGGCGCGCGAGGTGCTGCCGAAAAGCGGGCGCGTGCTTGCGTTTCCGTGGAAAGGGGAACAGCGCTTCTTCAAGCGCGTCCAGCTGCCGCAGATAAACCTGCCGGAACGGTCCTTCTTGCGGTCGGCGCTCGACGAGATGGCCCCGGAGATCCGCGCGGCCCTGGCCGATGCCGTACGCGAGGCGGTCCGCGAATGATAGCGCGCGAACCGATTTACGCCGCGCTCTTCGCGGTCGCGCAAGGCGCGGCCGGCTTCGTCACTGCCGGCCGGCGATTGCGCCATTGGAGCGAGGTTGCCCCGACCGAGCAGCCCGCCTTGTTCATGAGCCAGCGGTCGGAAACTGCCACGGTGAAAGCAGAGGGCGCTCCGATCGTCTGGACCCTCGCCGTCGATCTCTATGTCTATGTGCACTCGAGCGACCCTTACGCCGCGCCGGCCTCCTTGCTCAATCCGCTCCTCGATGGCGTAGAGGCGGCGCTGGCGCCTTCGCCGGTGACCGGGATCCAGGATCTTGGATTGCCGGGAATGGTCCAGCACGCGCGTATTGTCGGCCGAATCGACACCGATGAAGGCGTTCTCGGGGATCAGGCGGTGGCGATCCTTCCGATTGAACTTATGTGTCTATAAAAGGAGTTACGTTGATGGAGCAAAACGAAGGCGCAGCGGCTTCCGCGCCTGCACCGGCCGTCGATACGGCGCCCGCGGCGCCTCCGCCCGGTTCGATCGAGGCCTTGGTTGAGCGCTGGTGGGAAGACCACTTTCCAGGCTCGGCCGTGGCCCAGATCACCGCAGTGTGGAACGTGGCATTCGCCGCAAAGGAAGAATTGAAGCGGCGCTTGCGGCAGGGAGTTTGACATGCAGCTTTCATTCGGCGCCGGCGCGTTGTGGGGAACGCGCACCGATGTCACCGGCTCTGGCATCGGTCCCGACCAGTTCGGGATCCTGCAGGAAATCGATATCGACATCGACTGGCAGGTAAAGGAGCTGTGGGGTCAGAACCAGTTCCCGGTCGATATCGCGCGCGGTCAGGGAAAGATCACCGGAAAGGCGAAATTCGCGCGCATCTTCGGCGCTCTCTACGGTGACCTCTTCTTCGGCCAGACACCAGCGACGGGCCAGTTGACCGTCGCCGAAAATGAAGCCGCCTTGGTGCCGTCAAGCGCGCCCTACACCGAAACCGTTGCCAACGCTGCGAGCTATATCGATGACCTCGGCGCTTACTACGCGAGCACCGGCAACCGGCTGACGCGCGTTACGACACCGTCAGGGGCAGGCCAGTATGCGGTAAACCTCGCGACCGGGGCCTATACCTTCGCGGCGGCCGATACCGGTGCGAGCGTCTTGATCTCCTACGCCTACACTCTGGCGGCGGGGAAGAAACTCGTCATCACCAACCAGCTGATGGGTTACACCCCCGTCTTCAAGGCGACCTTTTACACCGTCAAGGCAACGCAGGGCGTGTCGGCCGGATTGTCTTTGGTGTTGAACGCGTGCACCGCGACGAAGCTGTCGCTGCCGACCAAGATCGACGATTACGAGATTCAGGAGCTGGATTTCAGCGCCTTCGCCGATCCGACGGGCACGATCGGCACCTTGAGTACCGGCGAGTAACCCCGGCAATGGCAAGCGAGACAATCACGCTCGGCGGCAGGACGTTCGCGTTGGCGCCACTGCGCCTCGGGCAATTGCGCGATGTCCTCGATGCGCTCGACGCGATGGCCGGCAAGAGCGGCGGCGCCTTGGTCGAAGCCGCGGCCCGGATCATCCATGCCGGACTGGTGCGCGGCGAGCCCGCCCTGACCATCGACGCCGTGCTCGAGATGGAGGGAACGATGGACCAGGTCAACGCTGCAGTCGCCGCGATCATCCGGGTCGCGGGGCTGAAACCGGCGGGGGAAACGGAGCCGGTGGCGGATTGGGCGAACTCTACGGCGCCCTCGCCACCGGCTGCGGCTACTCCTACCGGGTCATCGACGACATGACCCTCGCGGAGGCGGCCGAGATCTTCCGATACTGGGAAGCGCATCCGCCCGCGCATTTGCTGCTGGGCGGGCTATTCGGGCGCAAGCCGGCCAATCGAAGCGTGGTCATCGGGCGGGGCGAAGAGTTGCCGCCAGGCCTTGCCGCAATACGCGGAGAACTCGGGATGCCGATGCCGGAGCTCGATCCCGAGGGGCTTCGGCGGCGCAATCGCGCACGCGCCGCCGAAATTGCGATGCGCAATGCGGCGCCGAAGACCTGACCGGCTTGGCGCTGCCGCGCGGCTCCGCTTAGAGTTCGAGCCCGGAGCTCGCCAAGGGGCTATGCGATGCGGATCGGGAACTGGAGAGCCGCCGCAGCGGGCACGGCCGCTTGTCTGTCGCTTGCTTGTCTGTCGTTCGGGCCGTCAGGCCGTGCCGCGCAGCCGGCACCCGCGCCCGAGGCGCGCGCCGGTTGTGTCGGGACCGCGCTCGGAGCTTGCATCGTCAGCCTGGGTGCGGCGTTGTCCTTCGATCCGAACCTGCTCGCGAGCCAGGTCGCCCGCCGCAACGAAACAGATGTCAATGGCAGGCCGATCAGTCGCACGATTTCTCTCTACGCGAAGGTTCCCGGACACCTCGATGGTAGCGAAATTTTGCTTCACCTCGCCGCCCCGGCCCCTAATGACACCATCGCCCGGGTGGCCGCCAGTTTGCCTGCCGACCCGATCTTTGCGCGCAGCGAGGAGGAGTACGACCGAACCTTGCTCTTTCCGCTAATGAAAGCGCTGCTCGGCAATAGATGTCTCGAGCTCGATAGGATTGCCCTTTATCGCTTCTTTGAGAATTCGGTGAAGCCGCGGATCGTGTCGGAAAAGAAACTGGCCAAACAGGGTCTTTTCAAGCGGTCGCAGGAGTTTGCGCATGCCGACAAGCTGGCCTATTGCGGCGCAAGCTTCAGCTACACGCGAACCGCACAGTGGAATGGCGATTTGAACGATGACACGCAGCGCGGCCTGAAGCGCACGATCTGGTTCGAGTTGGAATAGTACCCAGCAACGGCTTAACCCTCGGCCGGCAGGTTAACGCCGCGGCGCGAGCCGCGGCCGAACGCGAGCGCGCGCCCGTAACCCAGCGAGGTGAAGTGTGGCCGACGACGTGCAGGTGAAATTTGGCGCCGATATTGCCGACGCTATCGCGGCGATCGCGCAGCTTAAGGATGCCATCACCTCGATCACCGCACCGGTGGCACAGGTCAAAGCCGCCTATGCTCAGATCGGGGACGCTCAGACCGAGGCTGCAGCAACGGCCTATCAGGAGGCGATGAGCAACGCGGCGGCATTGCAGCAGATCGACGCCGCCAATCTCGCCGCTTTCAAAAACAATATGCGGTCGCTGGTCGACGAAAAGCAGATCACGACTCAGCAGGCGCTCGGCTTCGATCTCGCCTATTCGGCGCAGTTGAACGACGGAGAGCGCCGCCGCCTGCAATCGATCATCGACGCCGACACGACGACGGTAGACGAGAGGCGCCGCACGACGGATCAGCTCGTCCAGCTCGATGCACAATACGCTGCCGAGGCGGCCGAGGCCCAGCGCCGGATTGCGGATCAGGCTGAACTGCAAGCGCAGCGGGTCCAGCGCGCCTACGAGCAGGCCTTCGACCGCCTCGGCAGTTCGTTGCAGCACAGCTTCAACGACATCTTGACCGGCCAGCTGACATGGCAGAAGGGCGCCGTCAAACTGGTGCAGGATTTCGAAACCTTCTTTCTCGACCAGATCGAGACGATGACCGCGAAATGGGCCGCCTCAGGGCTGGCCGACCTCGCGGGCAGTGCGGTCGCCACGGCGGTCGGCGGTGCCCAGGCGACCGGCGGAACAGGGCTCGGAGCCGGCCTGATGGCGCTGATCGGGATCAACCAGCCCGGCGGCCTATTCGGCACGGGTCTGATTTCAGGCACCGGCGGCGCGGCCCAGACAACGGCGGTCACGACGGCAATGACCGAAATGTCGACCACGACCACGAGCGCGATGGCCGAGATGGTCACCGCCGTCGACACCGCGATGGCGGCTCTGTCCGGCACCGTCGCAACCGGAGAGGCGGCAGAAGCCGGCGCCGACCTAGCTGGCGCGGCTGCCGGAGGCAGCGCCGGCGGCTGGGGCTTCAGCGGCTTGCTCGACCTGGTCGGTTTCGCGCGAGGCGGCATCGTTCCGTCTGCCGCGCGCGGCTGGGCCTTGCCCAGCTTTGCCGGCGCCGTGCCGGCCCTATTGCACGAGCGAGAAATGGTACTGCCGGCCGACATAAGCCAAGGCCTCCAGAATATGATCGGGAGCGGCGGTGGTTCGGGCGCCGGCGACACCCATCTCCATATCCATGCGATCGACTCGCGCAGCGGCGCTCAATTCGTGATGTCGCAGGCGCACACCATCGCGCGCGCACTACAGCGGGCGCAGCGCGGGTTCAACCCGTCCACGATGACGCGATAGCCGGGGATTGGCGTGAGCACCGCGGTCTTTCCGACCCTCGTCGGCCAGGGGTGGAGCGTTACCAAAGCGCCCGCTTTCGCGACCAGGGTTCAGCGCTCAACCTCCGGGCGCGAATTGCGGACGAGCGATATGCCATATCCGCTGTGGACCTTCACTCTGGTGTTCAATTATCTGCCGGTCGCCGATCTTCGAACCTTGCTCGGCTTCTTTCTCTCCCGCCAGGGCGCCTATGACACATTCCTTTTTGACGATCCGACCGACAACACCGCTGCGGCGCAGCCGATCGGCACCGGCGACGGCAGCACGACGGCGTTTCAGCTCGGCCGCACTCTAGGCGGGTTTTATGAGCCGATAACCGCGCCCAACCAACTCGGGGCGATTTATCTCAACGGCATCGCTCAGACCGGATACAGCCTCGACGCCGCGACGGGCCTCGTGACATTGACGAGCGCTCCAGCCGCGGGCCTCTCTGTGACGGCGGATTTCAGCTACTACTTTCGCTGCCGCTTCACCGACGACACGAATGATTTCGAGAATTTCATGCAGGGTTTGTGGCAGCTGAAAAAGCTGCAATTTGTTTCGGTACTGCCGTGAGGCCGTTCAGCCCCGGGCTCGATGCGATCCTTGCCGCATGGGGGCCGGATTCGCAGATCGCAATGGCGGACCTCTACACCTTCATGTTGGCGGGAGGTGAGGCGATCCGGATATCGGGGGCGCAGACGGCCCTCACCACCGGTCTCTTCGCCTCGGGCTCGGTCAATTACGGCGCGACGCGGCAGTTCGCGCTCGGGCCGCGCTTGGCGAGAACCAGCACCAAAATCGAGCTCGGCGTGCAGGTCGGCGAACTCGATCTCGAGATTTATACCGGCCCCGGCGATCGGGTCGGTACCTTGACCTGGCAGCAGGCCGTTCGCATGGGATTGTTCGACGGCGCGACAGTGGAGCTCGACCGGGCGTTCATGCAGCCTTTCGGGACCGTCCTCGGCACCACGATGCTGTTCTATGGCCGCACGGGCGAGATCTCGGTCGGGCGCAGCCGGATCGACGCCAAGATCGTCGATCTGAAGGATCTGCTCAAGATTCAGATGCCCCGTCGGCTGTATCAGTCGGCGTGCAATCACGTCTTTGGGGATGCGATGTGCGGCTTTGACCGGACAAGCCTCGCCGCAAGCTTCGCCTGCGCGCCGGATTCAAGCCAGTCGGAGATCCTGATGCCAAGCGCCCCGACACCGGCAACGCTTTACGACCAGGGCACAATTATCGGGGTCTCGGGGCAGAACGCAGGCTTTTCGCGCACGATCGGCGGCCTGGTCGGGAGCGCAATCTTCGTCATGAAAGCCTTTCTCTACCCGGTTGCCGCGGGAGACGAATTCCGGGCGTTGCCGGGTTGCGACCACACGATGGCCACCTGTCAAGGAACCTTCAACAATCTCGCACGGTTTGGGGGATTTCCGTATATCCCGCCCCCCGAGACGGCCGTGTGAGTGCGGACCGGATGGAACCCCGGCGCGCCGCGGTGGTCGGCGAGGCGGAGACTTGGCTCGGCACACCGTATCATCACATGGGGCGAATAAAAGGCGTCGGCACCGATTGCCTGATGCTGCTCGCCGAGGTGTACGAGAAAGCGGGGATCATCCCGGCCCTCGCCCCGCATTTTTATCCGCCCGACTGGCACTTGCACCGCGATATCGAGCGGTACCTGGAGGGCGTCCTCGGCTATGCGCGCGAGATCGCGGGGCCACCCGCGCCCGGGGATGTTGCCGTCTTCCAATTCGGCCGCACGTTTTCCCACGGTGCGGTCGTGCTTTGCTGGCCGCGTCTGATCCACGCCTTCGTGCGCACCGGCGTCGTTTATGGCGATGCGGACAAGGCACCGCTTGTCGGGCGCTCGGTCAAGTTTTTCGATCCGTTCTGATCTGAACCCGCAGCAAATCTTCGGAGTGTCGAGATGGGCGGTCTAACCAACGCGTCCACGAGCTCTAACCTGCAGAGCTTCCGCTATCAGACGAGCGAACAGGGCGCCGTCATTCCGATCTGCTACGGCTGGAACCGGATCACGCCCAACCTGATCGAATATTTCGGGCTCGCCGCGAATGGCGGCGGCAAAGGCGGCAAAGGCGGTGGCCCTAGCGGCGGCAAGGGCAAATCGAACAACACGCAATACAGCGTTTACGTCGCATTCGGGCTGTGTCAGGGGCCGATCGCGGGCGTCGGTCAGACCTGGGTGTCGCAAGGTGTCGAAGATTTCGCTTCGACCGACCTGTCGCTCTATGCCGGCGCCGATGCGCAAGCACCGGACCCGGTGTTCGAGACGATCGACACGAATACGCCGGTGCTCGGCTATTCCGGGACGGCTTACGTTACCGGCACTCCATTGCAGCTCGGTAGCGCGCCGGCGTTGCCCAATTTCGGTTTCGAGGTCGAAGGCTCGTTTGCCGGGAGCAACGCCAACTTCCCGCAGGACGCCAACCCCAGCGACATCGTGACGGATTTGCTGACCAATCCGCGCTACGGTGCCGAATTCTCCCTCGCCAATTTGGACGATCTGACCGATTACGGAGCCTATTGCGCCGCCGCCGGCTTGATGCTGTCGCCGGTCCTAGACCGGGAGCAAGAGGCCGGTCAATACCTGAGCGATCTGGCGACGGTCACAAACAGCGCGATCCTATGGTCGGGCAATCGCCTCAAATTTGTTCCCTATGGCGATGCCGCGCTGGCAGCGAACGGCGTCACCTGGACCCCGAACCTGACGCCTCTCTACAGCCTGGACGATGACGATTTTTTGCCGTGGGAAGGCAGCGACCGCACCGCCGGCGCTTCCGCACCCGGTTCGCAAGACCCCGTGACGGTGACGCGCATCAACCCGGCCGATGCAACCAACTGGCTGTCGCTGGAATTCGCCGACCGTGCGAACTACTACGATTTCGCCGTGGCCGCGGTCTTCGACCAGGCCGCGATCGACCAGTTCGGCCTCAGAATGGAAGCGGCGATCGAGGCGCACGGGGTCTGCCAGATGCCCATAGCCGCGACCGCCGCGCAACTCTTGCTGCAACGCCGACAATACATCCGCAACACCTATCGCTTCCAGCTCGGTTGGAAATACTGCCTGCTCGAACCGATGGACATTGTGTTGCTGACGGATGCCGGGCTCGGTCTCGAGGCCGCTCCGGTCAGGATCACGGCCATCGAGGAGAACGACAACGGCGATTTGACAATCGACGCTGAGGAGATCCCAGGGGTAACGGGCTAGAGCCATGCCGCTGCCGCCCATTCAGCCGATCGGCATCGGTACCGCTCGCGCCTATTCCCGACAGGGATGGAGTGCCACGCTCAGCAATTGGCTGGTGGCGCCCGGAAACACGGCGGACCCGGTGATCTTCGAACCGCCGCCGGCATTGACCGGCGGGGCCAACGAGGCGTGGATTGCCGCCGCAGGCGGGGCACGCTGGGGCGGATGCCAAGTATGGGTATCGCTCGACGACGCCACCTACGCGCTTGTCGGGACCATTTATCGCGGGTGCGTCACTGGAGTCCTGACCGGATCGTTGCCGGCTGCTCCCTCGCCCGATACGACGGACGTCGTCTCGGTCGATCTCAGCGCGAGCCAAGGGCAATTGCTCTCCGGCACCTTGTCCGACGCGGAAAACCTGTTAACGCTGTGCTGG